TTAAACTTTTTCGGCAGCTATGATGCTATTGAACGTTGGGCCTAGCTCTATTGTGATCATAAAACCTTGATACGATATTTTCACTTGGCTACTTATATAAGCAAACGTATTTGGATTTTGAACAGCGTTCATTAGTTCGTGTATTTGTTCAATTGCTAATTGGCCAGTTAAGAACTTTTCAATTTGAGCACTGCTAACTGTAACAGCGCTACTATATATAGGTGCGTTTTTACGTGACAACTCGTTTAGTAAATTTACAGGCAAATGCCCTAACGTAAATTGCTGGTTATCTGGTACTGACTTTTTAAGCGCTAACTTTGCTGCTTGTAAGTTTACCTGCTTTATATAGTACCGCTGAGATTTTAAAACTGCTTCGTTAAATTGTGGTACCGCCAGTTGTTGTAAATCTTTTGATAGATTTATGACTGACTTACCCGCTGCAATGTCTGCACCTAACCATGCTTTCCCTGGATTATAATCCCAACCTAAATCAATGCCTGGTAATTTACTTAGTTCTTCACCTGTAGATGGATCAACAACATTAAATGACTCCATAAACTTATCTACTTTTTCAGGCTTTGTAACTGTTAAGCTCATACGTGCTAAATCGCGCGCATTAAGTGACACCACTTTACACCTGCAGTTATAACCATTCGGTGGATAATGTGTATCCCAAAAAGGATGATCCACAGGCAATAAAATATAATTCCACTTACCGTGTTCAGGTCTTACGCGGCTATCACCAGCAGTTAAATATAATAAATAAGGTCTGCGCTGTTTTATACGTTCTTGTTGTTGCCAACGGCCAGCTGCACGTGCGGTGTTTTTATTGTTTTGATAAATTACTTTTGAACGCCAGCCCCGCTTGCCATTGTATGACCAACCTTGATCACCCACTATTTTGTCAAAGCGTTTTCTAAAGTCCGATATGGTCTCGCCATCACTAATCGCTTTATCTACTGCTTTATATAGCTCGTTAATGATCTCGATTTGAGTTGCACCGGCAACAGTAAATGCCTTGGCATGAATTAAGCCTTGTAAATCTTTATATGATTCACTGGTTAGTTTTATTTTGTCTTTAAAGTGAGAAATGGCTTCCTTGAATTTTACAAGGTCGCCATATTGTGGAGCTGGTAAGGCCATATCATTGCTCTTTTAGTGACTGTTGAATGTCCTGAATTTCATTTCTGCGTGAGTTATCACGGCTATTACCAAAGAAGAAATTCAATATTGACGCCACAACGGTGCCTAAAATAAAGCCTAAAATGGTGTCTGCAAAGCGTGTGGCGGTATCAGGAATGGTTAAAAACGTTATACAGCCTATGTATATAACCGTTGCAACCGACCAAAACCACGCATAGTAATAAATGAAGCGTTTAGAAAACTTATCATCTTGATTAAGTGCCTGTATCTGCATATTTCGGGCGCTTTGGGTGTTTTTAAACGCTAAATCATCAAGCTCTTTTTCACGGTTTAAAATGCTTTGCCTAAGTTCTTGTTGTAGTGCGCTGGATTGCTGAATACGGTCCATCGCTTCTTGTGCAGAGCCTCCATTAGTAATGGTTTGCGCCATATCAACAACTTTAGATGCGACCTTTGATCCATTGTCGCCCCCTATCCAACCGCCTATTTTTTTATCCAAGCCTGTGAGCTTTGCAAGGCCAAGTGCTATTGTAATTGGGTCCATAGTTATACCTTTATATAGTCATCGTAAGATTTGCCGCCAATTTTAATAAGCTCTAAACCTTCAAGCTTTTTATATTGACGAACGAGGCTTTTAGCGGTTGTAAAATCGCATGTGTGGTATTCAGTTTTTTCGTAAAGCTCTGGCATTTCTTTTTTTGCACGGCGTTTACCCCACACTTTTTCTGCATCCTTGATTGATTTAGCCGTATATTTAGCGCGTGTTCGTTTACGCCACACATCAGGAATACACGAAGGGCGTTCGTTATCTTTAGAGTACCAACCACCTTTTATTACATCGTCGACGTACACAACTAAACTGGTTTTAGACTCAGATACACGACCACGTGTAACAGTTATTTCAAAATCACCGTATTTAAAAATAACCGTTCCAAATAGCCCAGCCAAGTGCTTTTCTATCTCTACCCACTGCTCTTTTGTAATGGCCATAAGCGCCCCGCTACAGTTTTGCTATATCGAGTGAAATTGCTTGCTCAATGCCGTTATCATCTTGCTTGTAAAAGCGGATGAAGCGGGTTGAGTCGACCACGCCAACGGATTCCGCAATAATGTTCATGGCTTTAGCCCATTTGCCTGAATCGTCAGTAATTTCGAGTTTACGTAGAGCTAAAATGCGTTGCGGGTTAAGCGAGCCTTGCTTATCGGTATTGAATGTTTTGCTAACAATAGCCTTAATGTTTTGATTGCCGCCTTCGGTCCATTCATCTAGGCATTGATCTATTAATTGCTTAGCTAGGGTAAGCTCTGGGCCAAGTTCAATGCGTTCTTGCGTTTGTAGCGTTACTTTTAATTGGCTGTCAAAGGTGCGTAGCATCACATTGCCTTTTTTACCGCCTAAGTTAACGCCATGTTCTTGCGCTAATAGCTCTATAAAGTCGTCGGCCTCAGCCATTAAACTTTGTTTAAACTCTGCCAGTGCTTCTTGCATTTCAATCGCTTTATCAATGGCTTTTTTAACAAACTCGTCTTTGATTAAATCGGTTTGTTTGATGTTAGCAATGGCGACTAAATTGCCTTTGCCGTCTTTTAAGTAACCTTCAGGAACATCATTCATTGTCTATCTCCACAGTTTTAGAATTAGCCTCGTTCATGCCTGCCATAAACTCATACTCCATTGCTGTTTGGGCAACTTCTGCCATTGCTGAGTCTGAAATATCAGGGAATTGTGAGGTGATTTTTTGTTTAAGTTCGTTCAGGTCTTTTGATGCCTGAGCAAAATGAAAAAGCTGTTTAATGGTGTCGTCTGTTGCGTGATCAAACACATCTAACTCGTTGGTAAGCTCTACGCTTTCAGTGGGCTTTTTGGCAAACTCGGTTTTAGCAGGTGTTGCAATGCCATGGCCTTCGTCGGGCACATCAAGTATTGCTTCGCCGTCTTTTGGCTTTGGTACACCAAGTTCTTGATAAGCCCAGTCTTCACCAACTGGCACAATACGCGCTGTTTCGCGCACGCGAGTTACGGTGTCGGTGTTAATTTCGCGTTTGTCTTTAAAGATGAATTTTGGCGGTTCGCCACCATCAAAATTTACTGTATGAAGCGAATTTAAAAGCTGATTGCGGTATGACGCTACAAGCGCCCTGTCTGAGCGTTGGTTGTCGCCTGCACGTTTTGCATGAGTTTCGCTGGCCGCACGTGCGCCGCCATTTTTTTGCTCTGTTGCTAAGGTTTGACTGGTTAAAGCTTTGCTTATTTCAGCATTACAAAAGTTAACCAAGCGCTCCGGCACTGGCTCGCCAGATAGCTTGCTTTCGATTATTTCAATGCTGGTGTCATCGGGTATTGCGGCTATGCCGTCTTGAACAAGCTTAGCTAGCCCATCAAGTAAGTTATTTATGTCTGAATCTTTACTGCCTATTGGGTATTTACCCACAGGAAATGGAATACCAAAGCGCTCGCACAGCTGTACAAAAAACTTAAAGCCGCCATGCTTAAACGTCCATGGCCAAAAACAACTACTTAATAATGCAATACCATAGGGGTTTTCGGCGCTTGGCATATGGCGAACACACGACCAACGACGAGAATCGACTATTTCGCCCTGCGGGTTTTCGCTGGTTTTTACTAATAGCTCGTGATCACTATTAAACGCAAAGCGGCTGTTACGCCATGTTTCTACGTATTCGGGTTGCCAATGGTCTTTGTTTTTAATGTACTTGCCAAGGTGGGTAACACTAAAACCGTTTAAAATGGCGCTGTAATTGTGCCAGTCCATATCGGCCCATTCGGTATGTGGGCATGGTTTACGGGCAAAAAAAGCTTTAGCTAACTCATAACTTTTTAAACTGGCTGCGTCGTCACCCCCTGGCACAAGCTCAGTATTAAAGCTAAATAAGCCACTGCGCAGTGAGCGCAATTCTCCAATAACGTGTGCATCGCGGGCTATTTCTTCATAAATAGCGGTGTTTTTACCTGCGCGGCGCAGGATTGGATCAGGGTTTGGTAGCTCAGTAATAAGCGCTGTTAGGCTTGGGTCTAAGCGGTTTTGGTCAAACATACGGTTAAGCGCAGCGTATGCTTTTGATGTAATACGAGGTTTGCTTTTAAACATGATAGCCCCTTATTTGTTTTGTCACTTTACGGCTATTTACACGAGGAACGCCGCCTGCCCCTGTGCTGGCTATCATCCATAAAATAGCCAGGGCACAACTTAAATCGTAGTGATGGGTTGTTTGCTTTTCGGGCCAGTTTTCAAGCTCGTCGAGCAGTAAGCGACACCGTGAATGAAAGGCAATTTGTGCCGGCGTATTGGTTACATAAGTTTCAAGTGAGCCTATACGTTCCTCTGCAGATATGGTTGCAGTAACACCACGTAAAGGCAGTGCTATACCTTGCTCTAATCCTGTAGTAATAAATTGGCTACGCATAAAATCAAAAGCATTGTTATTTTCAAAGCCCCATACGCGGCAGTTATATTCTTTTTGTGCGCGAATTAAGTCGCTAAGTAAACGGCTAGTACCACGTACTTTGCGGCTTTCGTATTCAACGTGAAGCTTTTGTAAATCTTGGGAATAAAAACCCACTAATATAGCGCTGGGATCGGCTTTTTCTGTTTTGCCCATACTTGGGTCACATGCGCCATAAGGTATCCATTCGTTTAAGCGGTCTACCCAAAAATCAAACTGGTAAAATATGGCTTCTTCGTCACTTTTGGCAATGCCTTGCATTTCGCGGTTAAACTCACGTTTATTAGCCGCCCACATACACATTAAATCGTAGAGTGTACGCACACTTGGCCAACTGGTTTGGGCACCTTTAAGCATTTGCTTTTTACGCTTTAACCAAAACTTAAACGACGGTTTTTGCTCGGTTGAAACAGCCTCACCCTTTGCGGCAGCGCGTTTTTCAAAGCGTTTGTCGTCATGTACCATTAAATCGCGGCATTCTTCCCATAGGTCCATGCGTTCAGGCATTTGCTCAATGGCTTTAAAGCGGTGAACTATGTGCCCTGGTGCTTCTTCGGCTCGGCTGATTGGGTCATCGTTATTTAAAACGGTGTTTACACCTAAAAATTTAACGGTGCCATCAGGTGGGCCAAGGTATTGCACGGCGGCTTCTAGGAAGCGCCAGCGGTTATCACGCTCAGTGGGCGATTTCGCCTCGGCATCGGTAATAATGTCATCGGATAGTAGTAGCTTAGGGCGGCTGGCACCATGGAACGTACCACGTACAGATTGCTCAGCACCACGGCTTTCAAACCGCACACCTTGCGCCGTTACAAACTCGCCTAATTTCCAAACAGGGGATTTTTGGCATACTTCAGGAAAGTCTAACGCCAAGTTATTATTGTTAAGCAACTCGGTTTTAACCACCTCGAGTGTTTTTGTTGGCATTTTGGTTTCTGCGCCAAACAGAATAACAAAGTCGATGAATTGGGTTATTTTGGCAAGGCCCAGGTCTTGGCATATATCAGGGTCTTGCAGTAGTGCTTGCACGGCGACATACACGGGCGCTATTTTTACCCCAAGGGTACTTTTGCCCTCACCACGCGGGGCTACAAACCAGTTTTTCCAGCCGTTTTTAAGCTTGAGGGCTTCGGGGAACCAGTTCATAAAATAGCTTTGGAATTCAGAGGCTGTTTGATCGTCGTCAAGCCACATATGATGCGGAAAATACGTATACACAAAAAACTCAAAATCGCCGCCAAGTACACGTTTACGCCGTGCTTTAATTGCAGCAGGGCTTGGATCAATATTGCGCTCTTTGGCTTCAATATCACGGCGTAGTGAACCGGTTATTTGTTCTATTTCAGCTAAAAACTCGCGTGAATTCATATCGGCCATTAGTCGTCTAACTCCGTATCGAGCTTAGGACCAAACGCGGTAAGTATTTCAACAAATTCGGGCGCAAAGTCAGGGTATTTGGTTGAAACGAACTTAGCCAAAATTTTAAGTACTTCGGTGGCAATGGTGCGCTTTTCAAGCTTTTTATTACCGCCTGATACTTTCATCACTTTGCTCATCATATCGGTAAGTGAGCTCAATATTTTGGTGCGTTGGTCAAGTGGCAGTGCTGCGCCTTCAGCTGATTTTAAAAGCTCAAAGGTTTCGTTTACCTGTACGGTAAATTCTTCAATAAAGTCGGTGGTAAACTCCCCTGCTTTACCCTCACTGCGGCGGCTTGCTGCACGGGCTAAATCCCAATCGTCGCCGTTTTCTTTGGCTTCCATTTTCCATCGCCTTGCGGTGCCATCGGCCACACTGTGCTTAATAGCGGCAACACTTAACGCAAGCAGCTCGGTTACATAGCTGTGGCGTACGGCGTTTTTCTTTTCAGCTGGGTGTGCCATTAGCTCATCAATCCATTTTTTACGGCATAGGCAATAAGCGACACCGCTAAACCTGCAGTACCCCCCATAGCCGCCACTTTAACGCGTTGGTTTGTTAGTTTTTCTTCAACCTTAGTTAAACGATCATCGTGCTTATTAATCGCTGCAATTTGGCGTTTTTCGCTGTCCTTTAGCTCTACTTTTAAAGCATCGGTTACAACCTTTTGGCGCGCTTCGCTTTTTTCGATACTTTGGTGAATATCTGCTTTTATCTCTGCAACACTGTTTAAAATGGCTTCTTGGCTGGCTTTAATTGAACCAATAGACTCAAACAGTAGGTTTTCTTGCTCTGGGGTCATGAGTAGTCCTTACGGGTTAAATACTTTAATGCCCGTCCAGGTAGGCGTGCGTACATCAAAATGAAACCAACTCACTTGCCCTTCAATGGCGGTGATATAAGTGAATTCTTGCGGGTGGGCTAATACGTAGTCACGTACTTGTTGAGCAGTGTAGTTTTTAAAACTGCAGTCGAATGCTTTGCCTAGCTTATGTTGGCTGCGTTTAGCACCTATGGTGCAATCAAGTGGGCGGTAGCCACGGTATTGATTAGCGCCACCAAAATACCAGTTGTTTACGGAGCATGGGCCAAACGTGTCGCGTAGTTTTTGCAGCATGCGCAATGCGCGGTCATCAAATAAATGAATTAAAAATAATGGGGTATCGTTAAATAGTTCAAACGTGGCTTTAGGTACCAACTCTTGAAATATAAAACTTGGGGCAGTAGGAACGGCCACTCTTTGTTTAAGAGCCATGCTGTTGAGTCCTTATTTTGTTGGTTAAACGTTGTTTTACTAGGACGTAACAGGCAGGTAAGCGGGTATTACGTACCGGCTTTTTATTCGCTGGGTTTAGCAGCTCTTTAACGCGGGTACGCAATGCTGGCAGGTCTTTTAACGGGCAACGGCGAGAAATCGCAATTTGCTCGGCTTTAGAACTGGCCTTAATAATTTGTTGAGCTAATAACTCAATAAATGGCGCATGCACTGTATTTGTCATGCAGGTAGTAAATCAATTTAGGGGATTGGGTAACACTGTAAAGTTGTTTGCTGCTGGGGGCTTTAGAGCTAGCTTGTTAGGTTAAATTAAAAAGGCTTGCATTTGCAAGCCATAAAGAAAGAGATTAACGCTTCAGTGCTTCCAATGAGTTCTTGATTGCTTTTTCTAATGAGCCTAAAGCACCTGTAATTAGTGATGGAGTCATCCCTTCACCATACTCTGAAACAAATGCATACAGCTCAGTCAAAATATCACTTTCGTTAGAAAGGTAAGAATAAGCGCTGACAAACTTATACCTTTGATAAAGGTATTCACAAAAAAACTCTATATCGTTATGGTTCCAATTTTTGATGCATTCCTCCCATTGCTCAATATTCAACTCTTGCAGGATTGGTGTCATTTTATAATTGGCATTATCATAAAGTTGTGATTCTTGAAAAGAGGACTTTAATGATTTGAATAACTCGTCATACTCACTCTTAACTTGTTCTTTTTGTATATCTTTTAAATATCGTTTTTCTATTTCTGCATATGGGCTATCTGCAATATTTAAGTTCATGTAACCGCGAGATGAATAAAATTGTTTTTTATCAGCTAACGATTTTGCTTTCTCGAATGTAATTTCATCGTTCTCAGGTATGTACATATTTTTTACAAGATAATCATAGTAATATAAGCATTGAAAAAACTTACTAACTTCAACTCTATATGTAATTAAAATGTACTTTTCAGTTTCCTTTAAACCTTTGGTGAACTCGTCAGCACTTAATCTTGATATGTTATTATATAGTAAGATATCAAGTGGCGAGTTATGCCTTGGAAGTTCATGTAAATTCAAAACCTCAGTTAGCTCTATATTTTTACCTACAACAAATTTAACAAAGCTCTCATTCAATTGAAGGGATTGCCTTAAACGTAAATTTAATTTTTCCTTTTCATCGGTAATATCAAGCATTTCATGTATTTTTATATTGTCGATGTAATACTTTTTAGAAATCAACAAACCATCCCTCAGAAGCATTGTTTTTACCAAATCTAAGTTCACCTCATTATCCTTGTTACTCAAGTATTCTAAAAGCTTATCAAGTTTGTTTAATGTTCGATTTAGAATGCGTAAGTTATAAAGATTGTACATATTTATAAATCTTTCTATATCAGCTTTTGAATTGATTAATTTGTTTAATTTTGACTTTAAAATAAGGTATAAATCAGTACTACTAGGATCATAAATTATGGTTTCAGAGAATGTTTTTTCAGTAAAAGATTTTTTAAGGTTGAGTTCTTGTTCATCAGTAACGAATATAAATTTATTTTTGCTTTGTGTAAGTGTCAAACATTCTCCAATAATATGCTTTTTTAATGAAGAACACTCGATACGCTCAATATCATCAATAATAAATAATTCATCAGTAATATTTTTTAGCATGTAGTGTTTTGCTGCACCTGCAGAGCCTTTAATAACGTTACTAATGATATTAGAACCACCAGTCATTTTCTCTGCTGAAGCAAGTAATTGTGTCAGATGGGTTACCCCTTTTGTATCATGTTTTTCTTCTAAATATCTTTTTGCTATTAATAAATCTTTAAAGTCATCTAGTGATGTAATACCTAGTACCGATAGATATGTGATTTTATATTGGAATTTAGTTTTGAGTTCAGTTGTTAAAATTTTTTCAACATAGTAAGTTTTACCAATGCCCCATCTACCAGTAAATATAATCATGGGTGGGTATGAGTCATCGTTGAATAGATCATTTATCTGAGTAGCGTAGTCTTGCATATGAAGTTCCTTTTTAATTTAATACAAACTATGTCAACTCCTATAACTTTTCAAGACTTTATATGCCTCCCTATACTCATCCATTAAACCCGTTACATTTAACCCCATAGTTTTACGTTGGTTGATGTAACGGTTTAATAGTTTCAATCCAAACTCAAGTTGCCACTTCTTTGGCTTAGCGCCTCCGCTAAGTTGTAAAGCTGTGAGCAACACAAAGTTATCATCTTTCATAACAAGTTGAGCTGTGTTTCGTGCGCCTGTTCGTCTTGGTATGCACTGTAAATACTGCTTACTTGCTGACGGGTGATCTTAAATTGTTTAACCAGCTGCTGAATGTTGCAGGCTTTGGTGTCTAGCGCCTCACAAATTTGTTGATTGCGAATTTGCATAAGCACCTTGTGTAGCATTGGTATTTGGTAGCTTGAGCCTACATTGGCATTTATTAGCTCTTGTACCAGGGCTTTTCCAAACACCTTGACTACTTCGTGATCGTCGGTTGGCTTTTCAGGAATATAAAACATTTGCCCCTGTTGCTCGGTAAGCACGGCAATGGTTTGTTCAACCCCTAAGTGTTTAACAATGCGACGCAGGCCGTGGGGTAATGCCCGTAAATCTATGCTTGATTCGCTCATGATTGCTCCTCAAATAAATAATCTAAGCCGTGCTCGCGATCAATTCGGCGTTGCTCTTGATAGGCTTCTACATCACGGCGAACACGGCATTTTTGCTTATCTTTTTCTTTTACATTACGGTAGCGTTTTTCCTCTGTATAAGCGGCCTTACTCGGGTTAATAGTAAAGTTTTGGGTCTCTTCGTAATTAGCCATTTACGCCCCCTGCTTTGCTTTATGGCGTGCAAGCCATTGCTTAAGTACTTCGATAATATGTGGCCATTGCTGGGCGCTTTGGCTAAGCTTTTTGCCTTGCAGGTACTTTTCACAAAACGAGTCACACGCTTGCTTTGAATCAATATTTACCGCCCCTGCGCGGCTTAATTGGCCCCATAGGCTGTAAATCATTTTTAGTTGTGCAGGTAACTGTGTTTTACCCGCATTTGGGTTCATAGCACGGTAACGAGCAAGCAGTTGCTGTTGCTCAAGCTTGGTTAGTCCTGTGCAGGTATTAACACGGCCATCGCAAATGTACGACACATTAAGTTGGTGGGTATATTGGTCGATACCCGCCGCCTTTTGTGCAATTTTTATTTGTTGGATCAAGTTGCTCACGCTATGTCCTCCAGAGCTTCAATTTCGAAGTGTGGCGCTTGGCCAATGCCAATAATTTTAATGCCCCAGTCTTTCATGCCGCTGGTATAAACCAGCGGGAAATCACGATAGATATTATTAAAACGTCTTGCTGTGTGGGCATGAGAGTTAATTTCATGCACATGGTGAATACTAAATAACTTGTCGGCGGCAAGGGTTGCAAAGGCCGCTTTAATGTTGCCATCGCATTTATCTATGAGCTCGCCTTGTGGGTCTTTTTTAGCAAGTAGGCTTAACATTGTTGCGTTTGTAACCAACGAGCTAAACGCTAAATGCGCGGTGTAACGTGATGTGTTTAATTTTATTGAAAATGCCATGATTAAATCCTTATTTAAATTATGTTTAAACGGCGTTTAAACCGCTGGTTTATTAAGTACTGATGAAAAAATGCCATTAACTAACAATTTGTCTACGGCGGTGTCTGGGTTTTTGTTGGTGTGGTTAAGCAAGTGCGGTAGCAAGTTTTCAACCAGCTCACGAGCGTTACCCTCAACGCGTTTGTGTAGCCATTGCCACCATTTAGCATCGTCTTGGGCGAGTTTTACGGTGCCTTCGGTGAGTTCTAAAAACAGGGTCCGAATATCTTCAACGGTTATTTGGCCGATAGGTTTAGGCCAAAAGCACACGCGGCTTGCAATGAGTTCGTAGCGCTCTTGGGTTTGCAGTTTGTCTACCAGCTGAATGTTGCCAACCAGGGTTACGCCTACAATGGCTTGGTCGCTTATGGTGCGCAGTGGGTCGAGCGAGTTTGGTTTGCACTTGTCGGCTTCGTCTAAAATTATTAAACGGTCGGTATCGCGCAGCGCTTGAATAATTTTTTGCATGTTTTTATACGCGCTTGGGCAGCGCGATAAGCCCAGGGCTAAAGTTAGTTGCTCAAGCACTTGGGTACTGCTGGTTTGCTCACTGCCTGCAATTAAAATAGCTTCTTTGTTTTGGCGGCAATACTCCGTAATACCTTTGGTTTTACCCAACCCTGCTTGGCCTGCAAACACACTAAAGCGTTTACGTTGGCGAGCTTGGTCGCAGGCCATAGCAATAAGCTTAGATGTACTGGTAGGAATAAAGCGCACATCACCGTATACAATACTTATATGCTTACGCTCTGTGCTTTGTTTGTCTTGTTCAAGTTCTGCAGGGCAAATAAGTGCCCAAATGTCATGCAAGTGCTTAGTAGGCTTTGCGTTGTATTTACCGTTAATGAGTTGGCTAATAGATGCAGGACTTTTACCCATACTCACTGCAATGCTTGCGCTAGTAATGTTTTGATCGCGTATTTCAGGTGATTGTAAGCGCAGGCAAATACGCGCTGCCAGTTCGCGATCGGCTTTGTTATAAGACTTATTAAAGCCGTTGCGTTTTTCAATGTCGGTGATAGCGGCTGCACCAAATAGCTTATGCCACATAGCCACAATGACTTTTTCAGGGTTAATGGTGCATTTATTTGCTAGCACTTCTTTAACTGATTGCAGTGCAAAACCACAGTTAAGTTCTTCGGCTGTCATGCCTGTGGTGCTTAGCTCTTGGTTTATAAGCTCAACACGGTGCGATTGTTCTTCTGTATATGGGTGTGGTTGACTATAGCTCATAGGTTGTTTCCTTTCGTAAATTAGGTTGGTCTAGTAATTCGTTTAGGTCGATTTCGTGTTGTGGCTGTGTTGGCGTTACATCAAAATCAAAAATGTTTACGGGTGCTTGTTGTGCTTCAATACCCTTAATAGGTGCAGCAAACTTAGTTACAGACTCAACATCAATAATGCGGTCTTGGGTTTCTTGGGCCTCGATTTCACGGCGCTTGGTGTCGATGCGTTTTAAGCGGCCTGTACGGCGTTTGCTTTCGGCTTGCTCAATACGTGACGTAGGCACTGCATGCGATTTAGTTTTTAAGTTAGCGAACATTAAAAACTCACCGTTTAGCTTATAAAGCTTGGTGTAGCTGTCGTCGTGTAGGTCGTAGGCGGCAACAAGCTCTTGGCCATTAAACTGGTGTAAAAAGTCGGCACTGTAATCACGTTGGTGCAAGCGGAAACGACCACGGCGAATATTGACGGTTTCGCGCGGTAGCATTACAAAATCGCCTTCTACCGGTGGTACGCGCTCTATATTTTCGTCCCATACTTGTTGGCGTGTTTTGCCTTTAATCTCGGGGTGTTCGCTGTTGTGGTAGTCGTTTAAAAACGCTTTAAACTCAGCTATCCACTCGTCTACTGTGGGTAGTTTACGTTTGCCTTGCTTGGCCTCTTTAAGTACTAGTTGCTTATGGCGATCGTCGTGGTCGCGCCCGCAATAGGTGCTAAAGCGTTTACCTACGCGGTCTTCCATGTGTAAAAAGAACCGCTCAATCCACTTAACACGGGCGTTGCCTGGTATGGCAAAAATAACGTCTATTTCAAACTGGGCGTAAAAGCCGGTGGTGTCGTCGTTCATGAGTTTGTTTTTGTAGCCTGAGCCGTTATCTAGGTAAAACATGGCAGGCACGTTGTTATGTACTTTAATGGCGCGGCTAATAGCTGCGAGTGTATCGAGCGTACTTTCTGCGTAGCCGAGTTCCCAACCAACAATGCAGCGGCTTGCTACATCTTGAAACGCAGTTAACTCTGCGCGGTAAGGCTTGCCCGTTTTAGGGTGAGCTAGGTATACGTCGAGCGTGTGGCCATCGCCGTTATACATAACGCCAGGCTTCATATTTTCGGTAGAACGTAAAAGGTGGTCTTTATGTTTTTCACGATACAGTTTTGCGCCCATGCGGTAAGGGCTTTGTGGGCCTAGCTCATGCGGGAGTGCATTAATAAAACGGCGTACTTGGTGATGCTCTGCCTTGTAGCCCTCTTTGTTTAACTGATCTGCCACTTGTGCAAAGCTAGGGCTGTTTGGGCTGTGGTAAAGCTCAAGGCAGCGAGCAAGCCAGCTGTACTGGGTTTGTGCTTTGCCTTTATGGTTAGGTAGTAACCCATTAATGCCGTTGTCTTTATAGGCGTTGCACCAATTATAAATGGTTGCGCGCCCGGGTAATCTACCCAGTGCATCAATAGCGGTTGAAAGTGTAGCCATTGCTGTATTGGTGCGGTAGGCATTAACCAGTACTTCAAACGCTTTTGGTAACGCGCATTCTTGGGTTAATAAATGGCGTACTATTACCGCCCTACTTTGGGCTTTTTTACGGGCTGTTTCGCTGGCATTTTGCCAACTTAGTTCGTTACCTGTGCTTGGTAACTTATTGTATTTTTGAACTGCAGGATGCATTGCTCTCTCCTACTCGCGGGTTTTAATACGGTCGTTAAACATGGCGAGCATGTATTCACGATTTGCTTGGGCGTCTTGCCATTCGTCTTCGGCAAATTGCGGTATGCACTCAGCGCCGGCTAAATGCTCCGGGCCAAACTCACCGCTTAAGCGGTTTAACATGTGAGTAATACGTTGCTGTACACCAAGCCATAAATGCCAGGTTGTTTGCGCTGCGCCTATGCGGTGGTTTAGGTCAAGGTCGCGGGTGTTACATAGCTGCTCGACCATGGCTATAAACTCTTCGAGCGATTCATTCACAACGGCATTGTGTGCAAACGATTTTTGGCGCACCTGTGCTACCAGCATAGGCAGCTCGTACATTTGCTTTGGGGCTTTGGTTAAGCGCTCAGTTTCTAGGGCGTTTATAAGCGTGGCTGTTTGTTCTTCAAGGTCGATGTGCTTGTCTTTTAGCTTGCGTATCTCTTTACGGAACTCACGCACTGATAAGTCATTGAGTGTTTCAAGGTCGTCATCATCAAGCGACTCAACGGTTTCAACGGGCAGGCGTGCCATTTCAATCAGCTTGCTTTTGTTCATGTTTAAAAGTGCAGACGTCTGCACTTTTGAATCAGGCAGTGCTAAAAACATTTTAGATACAGCCATTGCGTTAAATGCGTTGCGGCGAGGAATACCAAATTCTTTTAGCTTTTGATCAAATTCACCGTATTGAATATGTGACTTAATACTCAGGTAAAGCAGCCCGCGTTTTGCTGTATCAACTAGCGCTTGCTCTTCCATGCGGACAACCAGTTGCCATGCTTCATCAACCGAATTTGGCATAACAAGCTGTATGTGCCCTGCCATCTTTTCAATTTTGGCGCTAAGCTGCTGTTGCTCTTCGGCACTAAAAAGCTGAATTTCAGACGGTTCTTGGTCTTTGATGGTCATTGTTTTAGCCTTAAATGGGTTTTATATTGAGTGGTGTAATGGTGACGTCATTCTTGATTATCGTCGTTTGTCAGTAACGACTCAGCTATATAGCGCTGCATTGCGGTGCGCTCTTCTATTTCCATTTGTAGCTCGGCGTGTTGTTGCAACAGTTGCGAACGCTGATCAACCGCTTTAAATAAAATAGGTTTTAGTAATATGTTGGCAGGCTCGGTTGAGCGCACTGCATAACACAGTGCTGGTAAGAAATGCATTGGCATATAATGAGCCTGGCTGGGGGCTAGCCATTTATTAAGTTTTGATTGATCAACCTCGTTATTTTGCGATCGCAATGCATCGTTCATACGGTCTGCTATTACTGGGCGACTAAAGCCTGAGCGCTTCATGGCTGAACATACACTGTGAATAAACAGGTGATATATATCGCAGTCTGGCGCTACATCGGCATCGAGAATGCTTTTAGTGAGTTGTTTTTGCTGTGCCATTGTTAAATTTTCCATGGTAAAAATCTCTTACACAATTACATTGATTAAGTGTGCTTTTTTGCCGATGCTATTGGTTACTGGCTAAAAGTTCGCGTAGTGCTTGTACTTTTTGGCTTCGGGTGTCTTTGTTTTTTACATAGGCAGGAACATCGGGGAAAATAACCTCTACAGGTTCATCTATTATTTTGGCAATAGCGGCAGCTACTTTGTATGAGGTAGTGTGTTGATAAACAACACTGCTTACATGAGATAAGTTTAAACCTAATGCAGCGGCAAGAATTGATAGAGAATAGCCTTTTTTGTCAAGGGCTTGTTTAATTTGCTCGGGTTTCATTGTAAAGTACCTTTTGGTTTACATTCTCTTTTATGTACTTAAGCGAGACTTAAAAAAGAATGTTTTTGTTAATGTGTGGTGAGTATAGTTTCAATATATTGAAACTGTCAACACTGTTAATTTCATTATTTGGCACTATTTACTTCAATATTTTGCATATTGTTGATATTGCTTGTAATTAAAATGGATGAAAGTTTCAATAAATGACAACATTCTTGCGCGATGAACGTAATAGGTTAGAACTCACTCAAGCTGAGGCATCAAAAGCAATTGGGGTAGGAAAGACAACTTTTCTCCGTTGGGAAGCTGGGAATCCAATTCCTTCTGATAAGTTAATTGCCTTATCCGATATTGGCTTTGACATTAACTATGTCCTTAAAGGTTGCAAAGAAGAGCCATTACCAGCTAAGTCATCACAAAGTTCCGCGCTGCAAACCAGTCATGCTGATTTAACACCCGTGCCGCAATACGATTTAGCGGCCAGTGCGGGAGGTGGTGCTTTAGTTATTGCCGAGCACCCTATTGCACGGTTTGAGCTTTCAACGCGTTGGCTGCAACAAAATAACTTACATAATAAAAAATTAACTGTGGTACCTGTACGCGGCGATAGTATGGAACACACTTTGTGTGATGGTGATTTAACGCTTGTTTCGTTGATAGATGATTTATCAGAAGCACGTGAAGGTGTTTGTGTACTGCGCTTTGATGATGAGATTTTTGTAAAACGTATTCAGTATGATTTTAAAAGTAAAGGCTATAACATAAGTAGTGATAATAAAGCATATAGCGATTTTTTTGTTGAAGCTGTTGATATCGAAAATGGGCGCTTTAATGTTGTGGGTAAAGTAGAGCGTGTGCTCCAAAGAACCAACTTCTAGTAAATCACTAGCACACTTAAAAAATATAAACGATGAAAAGTACATTGATATTTAACTAATTTTATCAAATTAGCCTTTTTTAATGGTAATATTTATAAATAAAGATTTTCTCAGTACTACAGGGTTATAAAATAAATGGAAAGTTATGTTGCGATTTTAATTTCAGCAGGTTTTGCTACCTCTGTGGGAACAATAGCAGTATTAGTAAATTACAAAGTAAATCAGAGAAATAGGAAAATAAATAACACTTTACAAATCGCAAAAGACTATTATCAAGATCATACGTTTGCAACCTCCCGCATGTTTATGTGGGAAAAATTTATAGATCTCCCAAAGAATCACTATGATTGGGAAGATTTGATAGTACATTTTAATTCTGAATCTAAGCCTCCTGAGCTAAATTCTATTACTGAAGAAGATCTAATTGCACTTAACCGAGTGATCGCCTTTTATAAAATGGTAGCTGGCTTAATAGAAAACAGAGAGGTTGATGTTCCTCTTCTCAAAAGCCTGTTTAGTTTTAATTATAATAGGTACTGGCAACCGGTCAGAGATAAATTTGAAACGCATACAAATAGAAATGATAAAGCTCTATTTGTAAAGATCCCAGAATTAGAAGAGACCTTTAAATTATAACCAAAGAAGGGCTAAGGCTCTAACTTATCTTTAATATTAGAAATCAATCAATGGCTTATCTCATTTTTCAAGGAGGTTTAAATGGCTAGTGACCAATTAAAAGAATACAGAAGAAATTTAGATAAAAATTTAGGGCTAGTTTCAAAGAGAAAAATACTAGCTACACTATCCATTTTGTTATTAGCTATTCAGTTCACAGGCGCTGTATTTAAGGAAGCAAATACTTTCATTTTTAAAATTGAATTTACGAATCAAAACGGCTTAAGTATCTTTTTATTTATTTCTGTTCTCTACATGCTTATCCGCTATTACAGCTACGCACATGAATTCCATGAAGAATTATTTAATTTAAGAGCAGAACGGATGTTAAAGGATCCTAAAATATTTCGATACATGCATGGCCAAGAAAAAGTTACGGGGCTACTAGGCAAAGCTATTAGTTTGTCGGGTGAAGATAATCCAGGTATCAGAGATGCTAAGTATTACACTGACGGACTATACCGCAGGAAAATAGTTTTTCTAAATGAATACTACGACCATGATGGTCCTGTAATGTTAGAAGAAACAATATCACTAAATAAATTCAATAATGAATGGAAGATCAAAGATCTAATAAGGTTACACTGTTTCGAAATGAAATTTATGATTGAATCACTTACAAAATATAGAGAAGAGTTAGACTTATTAGGACCATATGTTTTATCTACAAGCGCTTTAATACTTACTTTTCTAAAATTAAAAACTTCTGATTATTTACAATTATGGAAAGCAATGACGTCATAGAGTTTACATGTTTATACTAGTATGGCTTTTTTAGTTGATTAAATTGAGGGAACATGATGGAGTATCTTGAAATATCTAAGTTCGTTACCTCTATAGCTGTTGCTGCAGTCACTGTACTAATTCGCTTTATCTATAATTTACTAACTAGAAACGGCGAAAAGATGAAAATAAGATCATCTAGCGTTGAATTAATCGATAAGGTGATTAACGATAGAGAGTGGAAAAAACGAGAAAACAGGCTTGTAGTTGAAGAGACCTTCGAACAACTATATTCAAAACCTTTGACCTTTCAAGAAATCAAAATACTTATTTATTCAGAAACTCCAAATGCAGCTTTTAGAACATACTTAAGATATAGACCTGCACTTGAATTTAATGAAAAAAAAACAAAATTTAGATATAGGAATAATAAGAGACCGTATTGGTTTTTTCCATTGGGTAATATAAGAATCCCTAGGGTGCTAACTAAAGGTGCGATTACTTATACTTTATTGGGTTTCCCAGCATCAATTGCCATGAATTGGCTCGTTAGTGATATGGCTGCAAGCTTAAGTACAAAAAATTTAGTAATTTTTTGGTTTCTTGATGCTTTAATTTGGCTTATTGCAGTTATATTTTTACTTGAAGGTATTAAATATCAGAGTATTCAGAAAGATGTATTGAAGGATCTTGGCGATAAGTTTGAATTTAATGTTAGATTTAAATAGATGAAAAGTTATACATAATAATTTCAAAAGCAAGCCAACAAAGTTGATGAAAGCCCGCGCTAATTTCCCTGCTTTAATAACTAAAAGAAAAGCAAACAATACTGCTAGACAACAATAAAAAAGCTATTTCAGCTTTGGCTTTGATCCCGGTTAATTAAAGCCTTAATAATTAAAGGTATTAAGCTTTTAATTTCTCTCAACGAGTCACCCCCGCTGATTACTCTTGAACCATTTAAAGTTATTTTCCTACTGTAATTCGCTTTTCCAGCATGTACAATTTCGGATCTCAGGTTATAAAAGCCTGTAAATAAATTACTATAGTATTTTTTCCTGCTCTTAGATGTTGCTAGTAAACTTGCAGCTTTATTTGAAAGAGTCCTCGTTTTATATTTGCTATTTCTATTTAGTAAAATGCATTCTAACGCAATTGCACAGCCTAAAACCTGTCGGTCTGAATCTAAAACCCAAAGAGATTCTACGTAGTGCTTTAAAGCTAAATTTAATTTATCTTTTAAGCTACCTTCAAGAGCCATGAAATTTAACAATAGCGGTAGGTCAAAACTTTCTGAAGAAATTGTTGTCGTAGATTGTTCTGTTGGGATTATAGGAGAATATTTTATCGACATTCCGAACCCTGAATGCAATTGGTTTAGTCCTTGGTGTTCAGGTACAAGATCAATTAATTCTATGAAAGTATTGCACTCAGGTATTATAACGGGTAAAAAATTAATAATTTCTTCTAGATACAAATCTAAATTCGATCGCTCTGATGTGCTATAGAATGTATGTTTGCGATTGGTATCATACTCTCCATATTGATACACCAGAGCAGATCTTTTCAAATAAGGGAATTTGTGGTCATCTAACTTATAGGGAGAAACTCCCATTATTGGATATGGATTTTCTCTTGCTGAGTTTATCTCATTCATCAAATATTTAATGCCACCTGCTTTTGTTAATTCAGTAAATGGCTTTAAAGATAGCTTATCATTAATAACAATCTCATCTTTTAATTCAACGCCACAGATGATCGCTATTAGTTTAAAGTTAATCTCTTTAATATCTAATATAGAATTAAGTAAATCGATGGCATATTGAAAGCCTTTATCAGAATAGTTCTTCAAAAATGATTGGCTCAACTCCATTGAAGAAAGTCTAAATGATGAGGTAGGACTACTAATAAATCTTACACTCATGGATTGGCCATCAAAAAACGGATGCAACTCGATAGTTTTTTGAACTTGGTCAACTTTGAGTCTTTTGTTGTTTTCACATAATTTTTCTAATTTATCCTTATAAGAACTCATATCTCTCTCAATTGAATTTAAGGCCTTTTCATTTTAAGTGTCATATTACCTTTGTTAAAAACCAGTTAAACACACACAGTCGAATTTAAATGCAGTTTAAACATGGTTTAACTTGTATTTAAAGTTAAGGTTTAGTGTTTTGGTGGTTAAGCCATGTTTTATGGAATTGTTGTTTGATTGGCTTGAACTCTAAATATAGATCGTTAGACATAGTAATATTGTAATTAAGCGTTAAGTGAATGTATTATTGCTCAGTTATGATTTGATCTACATAAGCTTGGTTGACGGCAATTAAAAAGTCTTTGCTTGGATTTGATTCTAATTTATTAGACAGTGCAGCATATAATTGCGGCATTGCCTCATCTGGGTTTGATGATAGATATTGATCTGGGTTGTTGTAGTATATATAGGCAGCCGTACCGATACAGTATAAAACTAAGACTGCTGCGATAAGCCAAAGGAGTATGTTGAATTTGTAAAGAGGTGTTTGTTTGATCATAACCGTTCCTTGGTGACTCATATCATTCAAATAAAGACTATTTGATACCATTTGTCAAAAGAGGAACTAAAATTAGTCCCTCTTTTGATGATTACTATTCCTTGTATTTAGAGGCTGGTATTTCTAGTCTCCACATTCCACCATCTTTTCTAAAAATACGTTTACCTTTTTTGGTAATAAACGGGCGATATATAACTACTACGTCTTCTTTGGTTTGCTTAGACATTATTAATGTCTCCTATTAAAACGCCACTAATTGACATCTCACCAAATAACGAATATACTCCAGCTGTCTAATTACGTAGCATGTACGTACTGAAATGTATTTGCTATTAGTGTTTTTTACGTAGTGACTTTCGTAAAAATACATAAAAAGGCGGGCTGCCACCCGCCTTTTTTAATTTCTAATTTTCTTTAATTTTCTTAACTTTGTTTCAGCTGCTTGTAAGCTAATACCATACTTTGCAGTTAGGTCTACAGCTGATTCATCACCAGTGTGATCTCTAGAATCAATTAATAATTCTGACGCAAATTCATCAGCCTGCCACTCACTGTCTTCATACACTTGATGTTTTTTTACTTCACCGCGCGCATATGACTTCGGAGCTTGATTTTTATGAAGGAAAAGATGTCCTAATTCGTGAGCAAGTGTGAACCGATGAAATGGAACTCCATCGCATGCACCATCGAATACACTTTGTTGAATCCTAATGTGTTCTTTGTCAGGGAACGTCTCTGCCAAGCGTTCTCCCAATACATCATCTTCAACAACTTCATAGGTCATTAGACCATTATCCATTAAGTGTTCATAAACATCGATTATTGGAAGTTTATGTTTTTTAATATTTAATTCCTCAATCAAAACCATCAATATATCTCTAACCTTATGAGCTTTAGTATGAATATCGATAGTTTTAAGTGGTGTGACTTTGTGGCCTAATTTACGTTTATACAAAATTTTAATCCTCTAGTATAGCCATCAACTTCTGTCGCTTGGCTGGATCTAGGTTTTGATAGGTTCTAGCAAAACATGAGGCTAACTCTCGATCTTTTGCTGTACTCTTCTTCAAATCTATTTTAATCATTGCCTGTGACTCCTCTATAGTGTCTTGTAGGCTAGCGGCTTCTTCATCAGATAAGCCGAAATATTGAGTCACACTATCAAGCATTGAAATAGGAATATTTTTTTTACCTAATTCTAAAGCTGATAAATGTGATGAAGTTACACCTAAAGACTCTGCCATTTCTTTTAGATTAACTCCTTTATTGATCCGTAATTTCCTTATAAATTGACCAAATTTAGTTACATTCATTACAGTTCCCCGCCGTTGTTTCTAAATAGCTATAATAAGCTAACACCAATAATGAACTAAAATTCGGTTGATATCAACTGGTTTTTAGTTCATTTTAAAAAATAATAAAAATAAATTACTTGCTTAGTCATAAAGCTCAATTTAGCCTATATATGTTACCCTGTTCTTAACGCTGTAAAGTCTTTTCCAGCGGTTCAATAATTACTTCCCCCCTACACTGGGTGCCACTTAGTTAGTTTATTGGCACTTGGAATATGGCAGACAAAACAACCCCAAACACCCAATTTGATTGGTTTGAAGTATTTAAAGCAGGCACCCAAACCGATGCTAAAGGCGTTACTCATTCGTTTAGCGACGCTGATTTAAACAGCGTAGTCGCTAACTTTAAACCTAAAACCGCACCACTGGTTATTGGCCATCCTAAAATGGACGACCCTGCATGGGGTTGGGCCAGTGAGCTAAAAGCAGAAGGTGGCTCTTTGTTTGCTAAAGCAGAAGATGTGTGTGCTGAATTTGCCCAAGCGGTACAAAGCAAGCGCTACCCTAACCGCTCGGTTAAGCTTGAAAAGGTGGCTAATGGCTACCAACTTGCACACATTGGTTACTTAGGTGGCAAGCCCCCTGCCGTTGACGGTTTAGCCTGGCAGTTTAACCAAGCGGATGACGCCGATACCCTAACCCTAGAATTTGCTGCCGGTGATATTGACAACATATCGCTGCGCACATCAAACACCCTTACCCGCCTAATGGGCAATTTACGCAACTTTATAACTGACCGTTTTGGCAGTGAAGCGGCTGATAAAGTTGTGCCCGACTACGAAAGCGAATGGTTAAAAGAAGAAACCATTATTGCTGAGCATGAACGTGCTAAAGCCAGTACGGGTGAAGGTGCCGAATTTAGTAAAGGCGACGCTATTGATAACAGCAACGCCCCACCACCCCACGAGGACAATGCAATGGATAAAGAAGAAAGAAAGGCGCTACAAGACCAAATTGATGTGGCCAACGCTAAAAACGAAAAGCTTGAATACGCGCAGCGTGTTGCAGCGGCTAACACCTTTATTAACAACGAAGTGAACGGCGGCACTGCACCGCGCTTAACCAATACTGAAGGTGTGGCTGAGTTTATGGCCAAGTTGGATGACGGCGATACCACCTTTGAGTTTGCAGCCGCAGACGGTAAAAGCCAGGAACTTAAACCTGCAGCGTGGTTTGAAGGTTTTTTAAAGGGCTTGCCTGAGCAAACAGGCTTAACGAGCGAGTTTAATAAAGACGATACCGACGGCGAAAATACCGACGACAGTGCAGAAACACTGGCAGCAAAAGCGCTGGAATTTCAACAATCACAATCTAGCAAAGGCATTGAAATTAGCATTACCGCCGCGTTAGACCACATTAAAAAGGCATAAAACCATGGCACAACCAGGATTTATAAGAAACTTTAGCGCTGAAGACGTTATACAGACTAACCGCTTAGTGGTTGTATCGGCTGCGGCTGACTTTCATGTTGGGTTAGCGGTTGATGCCAGCGCAATGTATGCCGGTGTTACCGAGCAAGGCACTGACGAGCATTTACGTGTTGATGTGGTAATGACCCAAAGTGCGCCTGTTGAGTTTGGTGAAGCGTTAATTGCAGGCACCCCAATTGTTGCTGATAGCGAAGGTAAAGCCGTTGAGTTTGCCCCTGCTAACTTTGTGGGCCAAACCGAAGTATACGTTGCTGGTTGGGTGATGGAAGACGGCGAAGCTGGAGTGATTGGCGACGTGTTTTTAAACCCGCATGTAGTAGCAACAATTCCAAACGCTTAATGCGCTTGGGTTAACTTAATTATTAATAGTGAGGATTTGCCATGAGTAATGGTATGCCATTTACACCCGATGTTGAGCAAACGGCCATAGCCATTGCTTATCGTAATAGAGCGTTAGTTGCAGACACGCTTGCCCCTTATTCGCCCGTTGGTTTACGTAACTATAAGTGGACCGAATATAAAAAAGGCGAAAAGTTTACCGTTGTAGACGATAAAGTTGGCCGTAAGTCATCCCCTAACCAAGTTGAGTTTAGTGTTGAAGAGAAAACCGGTTCAGTGGTTGATCATGGTTTGTCTGATGTGGTACCGAATGACGATGTAACCAATGCACCTGCAAACTATAACCCGCGCACTCATGCGGCTGAGAGCTTAACTGATTTGGTATTGCTTAACCGTGAAATACGCGTTGCCACTATGTACAACAAGTCGGCTAACTTTGGGAGTACTCAATCATTAGCTGCAGCAGGCCACAAGCGTTTAGATGACCCTGCACTTGATATTTTACCGTTTTTTTTAGAAATGCTAGATGCGCCACTCATGCGCCCTAATGCAATGACAGTATCGCAAAGCGTGGCAACTAAACTGCGTACACACCCTAAGTTACTTAAAGCGTTTAATGGCACTAGTGGCGACCAGGGCGTAGTGCCATGGAGCTACATTAAAGAAGTGCTAGAGCTTGAGCATGTAACCGTTGGCCAAGCGCGCCTAAACACGGCTAAAAAAGGCCAAGCCGTTAACTTACAAAAGGTTTGGCAAGATACCTTGTCGTTTACGTATCACGACCCACTTGCCTCGTTTAACAACAACCGCATGACCTTTGCACTCACTGCACGTTATGGCTCGCGAACATCGGGCAACCGTGACGTAGCTGCAGGGTTAAATGGTGGGGTTGAAATTATGGTAGGCGAAGCAGTACAAGAGCAAATTATTGCAAAAGACTGCGGTATTTTACTGACCAACGTGCTGACACCAGCATAATTAATTATTGTTGTTCCCTGTGTAAAGGCCCCAGTACCGACTTGCTCGGGCCTTTTTTTTACTAACTGAGGTGTGCATGTTTACTACAGAACAAGCAGTTATAGACAAAGTTGGCATTAATACCCTGTTGCAATTTGCGACTGCTAAGTTTGCTGCGGTAGGTAGCCGCCCAACGCGCGACGATGTTGAAGCTGCGCTTTTAAGCGAAACGTACAACGAGTTGCAAGAGCAAATTAATGCCTGGTATGTACAAGCACAAAAAAATGTAAATGCGGTTATAGCAGGCTATGTAGCACGGTTTGCATTAAACCAGGATGATATTAATAACTCGGTATTGCCAGGCATTGCTAACGATTTAATGCATTGTGAGTTAGCCCCTAACATTGCTGACGAACATCTCAAAGCCGTAAAAAGTAACGCCATGGCGCAGCTTGATAAGGTTAGTAAAGGTGTGATCCAAATTAAGGAAGATGCGCCTGTAGGCGTAAGAACTGGGATGCGAACTAAACCTGCAGGTTCTCAATTTAATTGGCCAGGTTATTAAATTGGCGGGTGTATTTATAAATATAACGGGTAATGCCCTGCCGCGCTTAACCCAAATTGCAAATACAAGCGCTAAACCAGCTGATGTATTGGACGACATTGGTGCATTTTTAGACATGGACGTTACCACCCGATTTTTACGTGAAGTAACACCTGAGGGCGTCAAATGGGAGCAATCGCAAGCAGCAAAAGACCGTGGCGGTTTAACGCTAACAGATGAACGTAACCTTGCAGGCTCTGTTACGCACAATGTAAATGGCAATACGCTTGAGCATGGCTTAGGTGAAAAGTACTCAGCCATACACCACTTTGGTGGTGAAACTGGCCGCAATAAAAGCGTGACGTTAAAAGCTCGGCCCATACTGGGTATAGCTGCTATGCAAGAAACCGAGATTAACGACATCATTGAAGATTGGTTAATTTAAACATGTTTAAAGAGTATTTAAATGGCATTTAACTTTGATTTAAACAACATAGAAACCCTGCTAAGCAATACTGTTTTTAATGCAACTGTGGGGTTTGCCAGCGATTTTAACCATGTACGCGAGCATGCTGTACACAGCGCTCAGCTGTTTGTATTGCCATTAGCCGATGACAACACCAATACTAATGAAGTACACGGCCTTGACGAATACCAGGTTAAAGATGTGTTTGCAGTGATGATTGTGATCCCCTGCTCTGCGGGTAATGCCTATAGCGATATGCAAATAAAGCAATTGCGCAGTGATGTTAAAACCGCTGTAGCAGGTTGCCAGTTCGCAGGTTGGAACCCTATAAAGCTTGATAAGGGCCGCACAATTGAGCTTAGCAAGCAAACTAATAACTTAATTTACCAGTGCCAGTTTAGTGTTACTGGCCTACATACCGTAACTGTGAAGGTGATGCCATGAGCAAACAGACCGAGCCGCAATCGAGTAAACCCGCTGAACAACAGGCTGACGTTAACATAAAGCCTAAAATGTCCCGCGCGATGACGATTGCCGAAAACGTTAACCAGGTACTGGCAAGTGCTAAAGGTAACAGAGATGAAATCGCCGGCGCTTTTAATTTAAAAAGCGGTGAGCTAATTAAAGTGGAGACTAAATCATGAGCAGTTGGCGATTTAAAGACAAACTCATTTTAGCGGATGCCCTGGGCACAACATTAACGGGCTTACACGCTATTTATGCCAGTGACGTTGAGCTGGCCCTTGAAAGCGAAAGTGAAAAAGACGAGCTAGAAACCAGCTACAGCGGGGCAAGCCTCGAAACGTTTTATGGTGAGCATATAAGCCTTAACTTTAAAACCCCACTGGCAATGAGTGGCACGGTAGGTAATGAGCCTGCGTTTGCCCCGCTGTTACTAGCGTGTGGCATGGTGCAAGTGGCTGATGCCTCAAGCGTTACTTTTACAAAAGGCGCTGCGGTGGCTGTTACTTGCAAAGTACGCTTTGGTAAAAACACCCACAACATTAGCGAAATGAAAGGCAACGTGAGTTTTGCGCTTGAAAAAGGTAAGCCCATGCTTAACTGGCAGTTTAAAGGCTTGTTTAGTGCGCCGGTTGCAAGTACTGCCGCCCCTGCTGTTGATTGGGACCGTTGGGTGCGCCCCGAAGTGCTTGGCGTAAGTAATAGCAGTGACTTTAAGCTTAACGACGTTAAACGCACTCTGCACAAGCTTACGGTCGACTTAGGTAATAACGTGGTGTTTGACCGTGCTATTAATCATGAAGAAATAATGATAACCGGTCACGAAAGCAGCGCTAACTTTACGCTTACTGCAGAAGAACTGGCCACCTTTAACCCGTTTGCTGATGTGGGCAAGGTACAAATGTTTGAATTTACCCACGGCACTGCTGCAGGTAAAAAAGTAACTATTATTGGCCGCTACCAAATGCCGTGGCCTAAGTACACAAGCCTGGACTCTGAATTAACCGGTTATGAGTTTGACGGCAAGCTCGTGCCCAGTGGCGCAGGCTATGACGAACTAACGATTGTGTTTGAGTAATGGCTATGCGATTTCAAGCAATCAATATGACAAATGTTGATACTGGGAACGTTGAATTTTACACGGTCATTGCAAAGCCAAAAGGGAAAGCGCCAAGTTACTGCAAAGACAGTAACGGCATACTTAAATTCAATAGTCTTAAAGCCGCTAAAGACGAGGCTAAACGACTAACAAAAGCATATAAGTGAACTTTTAAATGAAATTAAAATTATTACACGAGTTAAATAAAGCAGCTATAAAAGCGCCTCTCAATTTTGAGTTTGGTGAAGTGATTTTTAAATTTACGGCATACATTAAACTGGTGCCTGAAAGTGAGCTTAAAACACTTACTGAAAAGCAAGGCGCTAGTGATGGCGAAATAGTACGCGAGCTGTTAGTGGGCTGGGGTGACTTTATTGATGACGGTAAAGACGTGCCCTTTGATAAAAGTACCCTTGAAGAGTTGCTTGTTTATAGTGGACTAACTGCCCGCTTAAGTGTTGAGTGTATTAACGCCCAATACCGTATCACTGAAAAAAACTAGCCGATGTTGCTAGGTGGTTTTTGGGCGACCTAGCAGCAGCCAGTAAAACCCTTGATGACGACGAAGCCCATTTTGGCGCACCTAAACAGATTGTGCCACACGATGAGGGAACATTGTTTGTATTGCCCCAAAACCACACAGCGGTATTGGCATTAACTACCGCCAGTAGCCAGTGGCAACGGGATAACGACGGGGTAGAAATTGCCCTTGATTATGCCAGGGCTGATATAGCCTGGCGCTATGCAAATATAACCCTTAACACCGATGACTTTGCAAAACTGCAGACCCTAGAGCGCACCATAATTGGACTAATAAGGCGACCCGATGAGCAACAACTTGAATTTGGCGTTACGCTTAAGTTATGACGGTAAAGCAGTTACCACCGGTGCGCGCCAAAACGTAAACGAACTAAACCGCATACCTCAAGCTGTACAACGCCAAGTTGCCGCTAACCAGCAGTTAGGTGCCAGCCAAGCCCGTATTATGCAACAGCAAGGCGCAATGACCCGCCAGTTGGGGCTAATGAATACCGCTTATGGGCAAATTGGTGCGACACTCACCACCTTAGTAGGTATTGGCACTGCCACCATGTTTGTGCGTGATACCGGCGCTGCACAATTACTTGATACTCGCTTAAAAGGATTAACGGGCTCAGCTGAAAATTACGCCAAAGTACAAGAGTATTTATTTGCTACATCTGATCGCTTAAATACCGGTTACACCACCCTTGCCGACTCTTACAGTAAAATTTTAACCCTCCAAGAGGTTGGCGTTGTTACTCAAACCCAAGGTAAAGCGATTTTAGAGGGCATGGCTAACGCAGCCGCTATAACAGGTGCGAGCAATGTTCAGCTTGCACAAAGCTTATTTGGTATGACGCAAGGGATGACTGCCGGCGTTTTACGTGCAGAAGAGTTAAACCAAGTAACCGAACCTATGCCAGGGCTTTTACAAAAACTCGATAAAGCAGCGGGTAAAGCCGCCGGCGGTTTTAGGCAAATGGTGAACGATGGCCAAGTAACCAGCCAGATGTTTAAAAATTACCTTATTAAAGCGCTTAACGATTATGCCGGTGCTGCTGAGGCCACTGAGGGTAAAATAAATGCCAGCTTTGCGGAAATGGGGAATGAATACCAACGCTTAATACGTAAATACGAAGAGCCAGTAAACTTTGCTGTTACTAGTGTTGTTGACTCTATCACCGACACGATGGCGTATTTACGCCAAAATGAAGACGCTGTAGATAATTTAGTATTTGCAACTGGTGCTTTGGCTACGGTATTGACGGGGCATTTAGTAGCTGGTTTAAGTGCCAGTGCGGCAGGCTATGTTGCTAATGTGGCCGCTAAGAACCGCGCGTTAATTGCTGATGCAGCGCTTGCAAAACAAAACCAGGCTAATGCTGTTTTAGAGCTACAACGTGCCGCAGAAATGAAAGTATATGCACAGCACACGCTTGCTGTGGCTAATACAACCAATTTACGAACTGCAGCAGTAGCCCGCTTGGCTGCTGCGAATACGCGCTATACAGCAACTCAAGCAGCCGCTACTACTGCTACAAATATTTATACTGCCGCTGCTGGGCGAGCCACCCTCGCAGCGCGGGGCCTTAGTACTGTAATGGGCTTGTTAGGTGGACCCGTTGGATTACTGGTAACGGCTGGGCTTGGCCTTGCTTATTTTGCAAGCCTGGGCGATGACGCTACCGACTCAGTTAATAAACTAAAAGAAGCCAGTAAAGACCTAAACCCGTATGCCAATTTAACCAGTAGCCAGGCACAAGGTTTACTACTAATGGCACAGGGCCGCATTAAAAATGCGATTCAAATGGCCGATGAAGCGCGAGAACGTTTTAATAACCCGTTTTTAAAAGGCAAGTTTTCTGACGTTGAAGCTGCACAACAACGCGTTACTGATTTAAAAAATGAAATTGTGGCGCTACAACAAGTGCTTGCCATTAAAGAAACAGAAAAGCCCAAACCATCGCCTGTTAGCTCAAGCGCCCTGCCCGATAACATTAAGCGTTTAGAAGTAAGCTTAATGGGCGAAGAAGCCCGCTTAAAAGACAGCTACGAAAAACGTAAACAAATGGTAATTGTTGCCCGTGAGAACGATGCAGCTAATAAAGTTAAATACAACGCCATTTTAAAGCAGCTTGATGTTAAATACGGTGAAGACCTAAAAGCAATTGCACAAAAACGTGAAACCGAAAAAACTCGTATACAAAACCAAGCTGAAGAAAAACGTAAAAACGATTTACAACGCGATTTAGAAAACCGTATTGCTACCGTTAAAGGCTTTGCTGGGCGTGAAGCACTTGCTGCATATAATAACGAACTAAGTGTAGAGCAAGCACGCCAACAAGCACGGGTTGATGCTATGCGACGCTCACAATTAGGTTTAGCGGCCAATGATGAAAGTGGCGAGCTTAAATATAACGCAGATAACCAAATTCGTGAGTTAGAGCGCCAATCTGAACTTAATGCTGCAAATGGCTACCATAGCCAACGTGAAGCGAGTGAAGCCGCACACCAAGAACGGTTGATGCAAATTAAAACACGCCACACAGGTGCTTTACAAAGCAACATTTTAGCGTTTGCTAACTTTGAGAAAAAAACAGAAGCTGAAAAATCTAACGCCATTGTTGGCTTAGGTGCCACTACTTTTAAAGCAATGGCTGGACAAAGTAAAACAGCATTTAAAGCCTATAAAGCGTTTGCTATTGCGCAAGCTGTTATTAATACCTACCAGGGTGCAACCGCGGCTTATACGTCTTTGGCTCCTATTCCGATTGTTGGCCCAGTACTGGGCGGTGTTGCAGCTGCTGCAGCGGTTATGATGGGTTTACAACAAGTTCGACAAATAAAAGCCCAGCAACCGGCTGGTATTGCGCACGGTGGTTTAGATTATGTGCCGAATGAATCTACCTATGTATTACAACGTGGCGAGCGTGTACTAAGCCCTAAACAAAATACTGAAATTAGCCAAATGGCGCGGCGTTACAACGCGGGCGCCGCAGCTAATGATGGCGGCTCGGTTGGCGTTACGTTAAATATAACCAACCAAATTACCGTGCAAGGTGGTACTAATGAGCAAACATCGCAAGTGGTTGGCCAAGACATAGCTCGACAGGTGGTTGGGGTTGTTGTGGCTAATATACAAAGTAACGGTGCAATTATTCGTGCAGTTCGGGGGACTGCTTAGTTGTTAAGTGATTGAGATTGGTGTAAAAAGGAGTTTTAAAAAGCGAGGGAATGTTGATGATAGTAATAAAACCTTTTATAAATTTCATTAGTGATATATTAAATCGCATTCATACCACAAAAGGGCTACATGTCGTACTAATAGTTTTAGTTTTAACTTGGTTTAGCCTTGATGTTTTTTTCGATAGATTTAAGTACAATTTAGATGTCCCCATCCAAAACTGGATTGATACAGCTGTTTATTTTAATAACCTTTTAAGTCCTGTTTTATTATTCGCGACTGTTTTATTACTCTATTGGACTTGGCAGGACACTAAGCGAGGTTTAGATCTTCAAAGAAGTGACGCATTATATACATCGATTATTGCAACACTTGAACGGTCATCAAATGAATTAAAAAAAGAACTTCAGAATTGCAAAATTAAGAAATTAGATAATGAAGAAGTAAAGAGTTCTATTGAGTTTTTAGGTCGACATTTCTTAAGTGAAAGGATAAAAAAACATGAAAACAACAGTTTAGAAATTTCTTTGAAAAGTAGAGTTCAATATATTGATATCATCAGAACAAGTACAACCCAAATTAATGGTTTTGGGAGTGTATTAAATCAACTATATTTGATGTTGGGTAATGAAGAACATAAAAATGCTTTCAAAGTAAACTTATACAGCTTATTTAGTATAGACTTTTTAATTGGTTTTTTAATTATTCAAGTTAGAATACAAAGGTTAGTTAAAGAACTTGATAAATATGACTTAGAAAATCAGGATAAAGTTATAAAGCTATTAGTTGAGACTATTTCAATTTCTTACAAAGATAAAGGTTTGGGTGAAGAGCTCTTTGATGATAAATTCATAAAAAAATACCTTAATTACTCAGTGTAAACACCTTTCCAGCCGAGAGATTGCCCCTTAAATTTTATACTCGTTACCAGTGTTTTATTATGAAACTTGGTAACGATGCAACCACTCCCCCTACCCAAACGGCCTAAACTTTCTAACTTTACGTTAGTGCCCAATAGCCAAATACATTTAAACAAAGCCAATAATGCAACTGAGGTTTACGACCTGGAGGGTGCTTACTGGGAATTTGAAATTGAACTTGCCAATGTGCCTGAGCGCGATGCCCTCGCTCTTGATGGCTTTATTGCTAGCTTACGCGGCCAAGTGGGCACGTTTACGTTAATTGATTACCGTCGTGAACAGCTAGATAAAGATTTTGTGGGCTATGTGCGTGGTGCAAACCAAGACGGCAATATTTTAAACATTGATGGCCTACCCGCTAACCAAACCTTGCATGTTGTTGGAGAACGTATGCAAGTGGGTGGTGGCCAAAACACCGAACTTAAAGTATTAACCCAAGATTTAGTAACTGACTCACTTGGCCGTGCCACAGTAATATTTGAATCCCCACTGCGTAAAATACCTGCAGACAATACCCTAATTACCTTTAAAAAACCGGTTGGCTTATTCCGTTTGGCTGATAACAAACAAGGGCTTGCCAGTGCCCAGTATAAAAATGGCCTAGTTACAAGCTGGAAAATTAAAGGGCGTGAGGCGTTTTAATGGAGAGTTTAAACTCAGAGTTACTTGCGGATTTAGCCACCAGTGGCCGCGCTCGCTTTTTTGTGCGACTCGCGCTTAAAAGTGGCGATGTATTGCTTCACACAGGTGTCGGCGAGCGCCGCTTTGCTAATTTAACTTGGCATGGTGTGGGCATGCTTGGCACTGTGAGTGAAATACCCGCTAATGATAATAACGACAGCGCCCGCATTCGTTTAACCTTGCACACTCAAGATCAGGCAATTTTAGCCGAAGTGGCCGAGAACGACCCGATAAGCCAGGCCTGCGAAATTTACCTTGTTACCGTTGATGAATATTACCGTGTTAGCCAAAGCCAGTTGCTTGAAAGCGGCTACATTGTGGCGTGTGATGTAGAGCGCGGCGATGTATCGCAAGTACAACTGAGTGTTGCGGGTGAAAGTGAGCGCTGGAAAGACGCACGGTTACACCAACGTTGGAATGATGCGACCCAAAAAGCCCTTTACCCAGGCGATGTATTTTTTAGTGAGCAAGCTAATGCCAATAAACAGAACCTCCCAGACACACAACCAGGTAATTACATAGGAGGCCCTCGCGATGAGCGCAACCGCCGCTAAACTTTCTGCCTTTATAAGTAGCCGCAATTGTGAACCCTTTAAATGGGGTGAAAACGATTGCTGCTTATTGGTAGCCGATTGGGTGCTATTTGCAACCGGCAATGATGTAGCTGACGATTTTAGGGGTAAATACTGCACTAAAAGAGGTGCATTTAAACAACTATTTAAACGTGGTTTAAATGATGTTGAAAGCGTGTTTAAAGACCGTTTAAACCCCGCTATACCTATTAACTATGCGCGACGTGGTGACTTGGCTTTAGTTGAGTTTAAAGACGAGCATGTAGGCGGCATTGTAACCGTTAACTCGGTGGTATGTGTTGGCGAAAATGGCTTAGTGACGTTACCAATGGACACGGTAAAAGCGGCTTACCCATTGGAGCCGCGAAATGTCTAAGGTAGTTGATACGGTTGTAAATGTTGTAGACAGCATATTTGAAGTAACAGGGCTGGGTGCGCTTTGGGACTCACTATCACCTGATGTGCCTGAAAAAGAGTTAGCCACGCTTGGCCAAGGTTTACAGAAAGGCATAGACCAACCCCGCCGCATTACCTTTGGCCGTGACCGTGTTGGCGGTGTTATTGCCCACCAAGCGGAAGTTGAAAAAGGTGGTAAAAAATGGATGCAGTTAATTGTATTGATTAATGGTGCCCCTATTGATGCCCTTGAAGAGATTTACATTGCTGATAAAAAGCTCACTGATTACCCACGAGAAAGTTGGGATTACTCTTTAAGCGATGGCCGCCAAACCACAGCTAACGCGAAAGCGGTGGCTAAAATGGCGGGATGGACGAGTGAACATGTTGGATTTGGCCAAAGTTATGTGTTTATTGAAATGGAAAATAATCGTGAAGTGTTTGAAGATGGCATAAACGATATGGGCTTTTTGATACGGGGTGCCCGGGTGTGGGACCCGCGCGATACAAGTCAAAACCCTGACGATGAAAGTACCTGGCAATGGAGCCAAAACGCCGTACTGTGCGCCCTGCACTATGTGCGTTTTTATGGAGCCCATGAGGTTCCTTTTGAACGTTTACCGTTACAGTGGTGGATTGCTGCCATTAACGTGTGTGATGAAGATGCCGAATTTACTGACGTTGAGGGCGTTGTTACCACCGAGCCGCGCTACACCACCAATGGTAGCTTTACATTTAGCTCAAAGCCACTTGAAGTTTTAGGCCAGCTTGAAGCGTGTTTTGCAGGTAAAATATTTAGGCAAATGGGTCAGTGGTATGTACGTGTTGGTGCTTGGTATGGCGAACCAACCTACACCATTGATGCTTATGATGTTCACGGTAATATTAAAATTAAATGGCATGCTGATTTACGAGAGCGTGCCAATGTTGTGCGTGCTACGTTTACCGACCCCGAACAAAACTATGACCGTACAGATGCACCACCTGTTGTGTCTGCTGGGTATCAGGCTATTGATAATCAAATTTTAGAAAAGTCTATATCTCTCCCCTTTGTACGTAGTAGTACTACAGCACAACGCCTAGCGACAATACACTTAGAACAAACACGTTTAGGTGAAATAGAGTTACCCCTAAAACACAAAGGCTTAGTTGCAGCTGTTGGCCGAACTGTGTTCTTAAACTTACCTGGCGAATCTATAAATAATAAGGTTTACCGTGTAACAGAGCGCCGCTTTAGATTAGATGGTGGTGTGACCTTAATGTGTGTTGAGGATGGTCCCGATTTATGGGCCGATAACCTTGTACCAGGCGCGCAAGATTTAACACCAAATAGCGACTATTTAGTGGGTAAACCGCAGCCCATTTTTGATGTACGGGTAACGGTAGATGGCGACGGCAATGGTACAATAAAGTGGAATCACCCAACCCCGCTTGCAGTAAACGAATACGATGTTGAGTTTATTAATACTGTGGCTGATGAGCAGGTATTTAAAACCTCTGTTACCTACACCCAAGTAACCATTCCTGACTTACAATTGGGTGAATACACAGCTCGCATTAGTGCAAAAAACATATTCGGCCAACGCTCATTGCTTGTTACTGTACAATTTAGTGTGCTGGCTCCTACTTTGCCGACTGTGTATATAACGGCTGATTATAACCAAATTACCTTAACCGCTAACATTGCCGCTGCAGGCATTGGTACCGCGTTTGAATGGGAGTTTTTGGGAGCAGCTGAACAACCGCAAAGCGGCGAACGTGTGCAGGCACAGATTTATAACCGCATTGGCTTAAAAAGTGAGACTGAATATAAATTTAGAGTGCGCAGTGTAAATCACCTGGGCGCAAGTGATTGGGTTGATGTAACAGCCACCACAACCACTGTTGATTTAACCAAGTACATTAACAATGTTGAATTAACCCAGCTAAGCGAAGATGCACAAACACTCATTGAGGATATGAATCAGCAAGTTGATCGCCTGCGCCCTGATACCGAAAACAATATACCCGACGTACTGGCCCGCACCGTAAACGAGCTAAATTTAGAGCGCCAAGCCCGCACCGACATAGAGCAAGGCGTGTTTGATTTATCAGCCAATTACACCAACTGGCGTCAAAACTACGAGCGGCGCCAATTAGGTAACGAGCGATTAATCGACGCGGCCGTGTATATAGACCCTGAAAGCGGCACCATTGTAAACCGCGCCTTTGCATACACAGACGAGGCATTTACTGAGGCTAACGTATTAATTGACGGTGTAAACGCAAGCATTGAACTGCAGGCTAACCGCATTTCTCAAAGCAACACCCGCTTAAGTAAAGCTGAGGCCGCGCTATTAGTACAAGCTGGGCAAATAACACAGCGAGCCACATTTAGTGAAATGCAAAGCGAGATAGCGGGTGCTATAGAATCATTAAGACCCGCTTATAGTTGGCAGTTTAATAGCAATGACGAGGGGTTTAGTAATGTAGATAGCCACAACGCCCAAGGGTATATTGTAGCAACCGCTGCTATTAATTCGCCTTCAATTAACTACATCGCAGACGAAAACCCCATGTTTAGGTTGCGTGTACGCTTACACAGCGCCCAGCAATGGATAGGTGAAATAAAAACAAATAATGGCGCGGCGGTCATTAACGTACCAGCCCCTAACAATAATGAATGGCAAACCTTACAAGTCGATGCCACAGGCACAAGCGGTTACACCGGTGAGATTACATCGCTTGAGCTAAATTTAGGGTTCTGTGATATTGATTTTATTGAAGTGGGTAAACGCGGCGCTAACGATTTAGCACTAAACGATATAACCGCCCGTACAACTGAACTTGAAAACGACATTAATGCGGCAGCGGGTATCATGGCGCAGTATGCCACCACAACATGGGTAAACCAGCTTGGCTATCAAACGCAATCAAACGTTAATGCCATCGTTAACACATTTGATACCACTTACCAAGTAAGCGCAACGCTTCAAACGTTTGATGAAAACGGTACGCTTGAAAAAGCCAACAACGCGCAACAGTTTATTAATGGTGCCGAGGCGTACATTGCAAGTCAGATCACCGCCTTTAATGCCGCCGAAGATGGCGTAGACGCTAAATTTGCGAACGTTGAACAAACACTCGACGCACTTAACGGCACCATTAGCCAAAACATAGTGCAAGTTCAAGGGTTGGAACTTGACTTGCAAGAGGCAAATTTAAACGACGTTATTAGCTCAGTTAATCAGCTACTAAAAAATAACGAGTTAACCCAAGCGGGTGTAAAACTAGCTGTTGCCCAAAGCGAATTACAAGCTAAAACAACAGAACTTGAAGCCCAAGCAAGCCAAACACTAGAACTTGCCGCGTTATTTAACCACGCCAGCGGCCAAATAACCGTACTAAATCAAATTGTGGCTAATGAAAAGCAAGCAACCGTAGTGCGTGATGAACGCTACCTTGCAACATTTGAAGCCGTAACAGCCCGCTTTAGCGACGTAACCACGGCCATTGCAACTATTGATGAAGCCAACACCCTACGCGACCAAGAGTTTGAATCGTTTGTTGCCGATACAATATCGAGCTTTGATGACGTAGCCGAAACCTTTGCAAGCCAAAACCAAGCGTTTACCACGCTTGAGCAAACGCTTACCAGCAAAATTAACACCGACACGGAGGCGGCAAAAAGTGAAGCTATCGCCACGGCGCAAGAGTTCACCCGTACAGCGGTGGGTTATTGTGTTGACGCTGAGGGCAATATTACCAATGAAAGTGATTCTATTGCCTGTGTGGCCGATGGTGGATCATGGGTGCAAGGTCCCTTAGCTGAATACATATCTAATTTACAAATTAGTGATGGTGACAGCACTGCAAGCATTAAAGAACTTAAGCAAGTCTTTAAAAAAGTAAATGGTGAGCTTGTAGCCCGCGGTGGGTGGGTGCTCGACAATAACGGCCGTGCCGTGAGTGTAGCCGGTTACAACGATGGCGAAACAGGCAACTTAGACTTAGTAGCCGATGTGATCCGCCACGGTGTTATGGTTAACGATGTGTTTGTGCCTACGTCATACATTGACAACACCGACCCCGCAAATCCCGTGCATACTTTTAAAGGCCGCATGGTTTTGGGTGATGGTCACACCGTTGAAAGCCTTGAAGATATACGCGCTCAAGATGGTGCTGATGGTAAGGACGGTAAGGATGGCAAAGATGGTACCGACGGCATACCAGGGGCAAAAGGGGCTGATGGCCAAACAACTTACACATGGATAAAGTACGCCGACAACACCAGCGGTTCAGGGCTTAGTAACACCCCTACAAATAAAGAGTATATCGGGTTTGCTTACAATAAAACCACCGCAACGGAATCAACAAACCCAGCCGATTACCAGTGGTCAAAAATTAAAGGTGAGGATGGTACCGACGGCATACCAGGTGCAAAAGGGGCCGATGGTCAAACAACGTACACATGGATTGCTTATAGCAACAACCTCAGTGGCACAGGAATGTACCAAACACCTAACGAAAATACACAGTACATTGGCATTGCGGTTAATAAAACCACCGCAACGGAGTCAACAAACCCTGCCGATTACACATGGTCGCGCTTTAAAGGCGCCGATGGTAACGACGGTAACGACGGTAACGACGGTAACGACGGTAACGATGGCCAAGATGGTAACAATGGGGTCGATGGAACGCGTGGCTCCGTATCTGTTCAAGTGGCCACTGCCAACGGTATTTGGTACGACTCAACCGCCAATGCAGCTTTACCCAGTGCCCCCGTAATGCACGACCTCGTAACCATTTATAAAACCAGCGACCCAAAGGTACAAACCACTAAACGCTTTAACGGTTCAAGTTGGGAAAACTACACACTTTACGTACATGGTAGTGCCATGATTGAAGACACGCTAGATGGTAACGTATTGCGTGCCGGAACGCGTATTGAGTCACCCCGTATTGACTTAATTGGTGATAACTTTATGAAAATAGAGCTAGCCAGTGGTTTTGGTCCTGATGACTTATGGTACTGGATGGGCCCAAAAATTTATAAAAATAGCCTCCCTGACCTTGATAGCTTAACTAAAGCTAACGCAAAAGAGTGGAAAGACCGAAACGCCAATAGCTTTACGGTAGGCACGTTTATATCAGGGGCTATCTCTAATAGCGTATCAACCTCGCAGCATACAAGCTCCCCAACTGTAGAGTTGGCTTTCACGAGTAACGGCAACAACATTAATTTTGCAGTTAGTTACACCCATTTCAGACAAATAGAGGGGCCACAAAGAGGTGAGCCTGAAACCGTTGAGTGTCCAGTAGCACCCACTATGACCGCCGTTAGTGGGACTGTTTATTTAGAAAGAAACGTAAATGGTTCTTGGACAAGTGTTAGAAGTAAAACGTTTAGCGGTACCTACAACTGTCAGAACGGGCACTACGATTTAGAATCTAGGGGTGAACGTAATATACCTTATCGCTCTACAACCAATTCAAATGTGTCATTTACTGAAATAGAAACCCCAGGCTCGGGATATCAGCAATACCGAGTTCGCGCTTCATTAACTAACTTTTTTTCAACAACTAAAACCGGTCACTACCTGTCGTTAGCGGCAAGTGAGTAATGGTTAAACATTTAGAGGATTAATTATGGCTGAGTATTCTGCCTCACAAATCACAATAGCCAACGGCAAAAAATCCGTGGTTATCGAAAGCGGCGAAAGCCCTGAAAACGTCCGCCAAGGTGACTTTTTATTTGTTACAGGGAGTGACCCCGTAGCGATTAAACGAACCTATATTAACGACAACGACAAACATGTTATTGAGCTAACCAAAGACTGGGGCCAAGGTAACAAAAACAACCAACCGGCGATTGTGCTACCCAGTACGGCAGAATACAAAGCCGTGGCCGATGCACTTAAAAATGCTAACTTGCTGGTTAATGATAACTTTGCCGCCATGCAAGATTGGCAAACCAAAACCGGGACGGTCAATTTTGTAAATATTGATGGCACAACCACCACAGTAAAAACACTTAAGCAAATTGAAAGTGAAGCACAAGCTCAACTAGACGCTTACCATCCCTACCCATGGGCCATGCGTAAAGGTCAATATATTGCCAATCAGCTAGCGACTAGATCCATTTTTTCTGCAAGCGGCGTTATAACTTACGGTAAGGGAAATCTATTATCAAGCCCAACGGAAGAACTAATTTCCGAGGGTCTTTACACTATGGAGACAACGCCGAATACGTTAGGTTGGGGGCGTAATTTTGGCGATGAGGTTGGCAATAGTGACTCGGCAAATCCTGAGATAAACATAATTGGTAATAGGTTCAAGTTACGATCTATCGGGTCTGAAAGCGCAGTAGAGCGTGTGTGCTTTAAATTTCCCGAGGCCGAAGCAGGAGTAAGAACTTATGACTCAACCTCTAAAGTGTCGGTTACTCACGCAACGGCGGAAATTGCTTTTGCTAGTGAAACCGACACCAATAAAGTTGTAACTGACCGCGAGGATTTAATTACATGCGAAGTGTTCTTACGGAAAATAACGAATGATGATCCTTTTGTTTACCCTGATGGTGCTATTCAAAGTGTAGCTACAAATATGAGCGGCGTTGGAACTACTCAAGATAATGTAAGACCTCAGTCTTACTTTGCAATGCACAAAGGTGATAATTTAACCTGTGGCAGAGGTGTTAATTGGGATGAAGCAAGCTTGTCTACTAAGCGAATTTTAGCCTCAGATCCAGACAACAAAATTTGGTTTAATGATGCTGATGGCTATTTTTATCAATGGTGTTTACGTTTTCTTATCTTTGCTGGTGTGGGTAACGGCTCTTGGAAATCAATTAACAGTGAGGTTTATCATAGCGGAGGCGTGTCGGGTGCGCTAGCTTTTGATGGTGTGGTTGCTCCCTACACTTCTCAAATAATGCCCCAAGGAATTAAAAACGAAAATCCAACGGGAGGGCAAAGCAACGGAGGTTTTTATCAATCTAATGGCTCCCAAGCAACTAACTTTTCACCTTCTTATAAAGTATTAGGAGAAAGACACGCTCACAAGGGGGTGTATATTGCAACATCATCGGGCTGGAACTCAGTACAAGATAATGTAGCTGAAGATGGGCAATGCTACATGTTCGTTATTGGCACAGTAAATAGGCTGAATCAAGGTCTATACCATCCATCACTAAATCCGATGGGGTCAGGCAAGTCTCGACATAACAACGGCGTTAGTGGTGCGGCCTTCAACTGGTATGAGGTTGATTCCTATACGTTTACAACCCGCTCAGGTTGTTTTGAGATTGGGGGGCACCCCAGTCGAGTGTGGGGTTACGCTAAGATAGATACAAAGCAATCTGGTCGTCCTGATGGGCGCTATTTCGACTGTATTTACAGCAGTGGCGCGGGTGGTTTTTGTCGTGATATGCGTTACTCCGCAAAGCCAATAGGAAAGTCGGAGATTGAAAAAAAGCTAGCTAGTATATTTTCTGGCCAGTATCGCGGGGTCGAAAATTTACCCCAAACATTTATTAAAACCGCTCCTTGGTTGGGCGGGGGTAGTAGCTCGGATGCGTCAAGGCAATATGCCATATTTCAAGAGACTGACTCAATAGCTGTATATGTAGATCCTAGTGAGTTATCACTTAGTGCGGGGGATCATATTACAGTCATAGATAAGACATTGGGCCGCGTATTTAAAGGAACTGTGAACTCACAGGGTACTCAAGGCTCAGGATTTACATCCTGTTCAAGTTCATCCTCTCGCGAAGTGGTTAACGGTAATAGTGAGTATCTCGAATTTTCAAGCAATTTATATGGTACAGGTAATGATGTATATATTGCTGTTACTCGAAAGTCGGGTATAAATGTTTCTGGAGAGTATTTGGGTGTCGATGTTCTAGCGGAACCCGATGAAATATTACTATCAGACGATCTTAAGAATGGTTGGTATGGTGAATATATTTGCCCTTCTTCCACGGAGCAAAATAACCAGGTATTTCTAAGTAAACCCCTTGTTAAGAGCTATGAAAAGCCTCGCTTGTATTTAGAAAACTCCAGCGTTAACTGGACTTTAGTAAGTGCGGCACCAGATTTTGTTAACTCTAAAATGTTCAGTGCTGTAGTTGCTCAAGGTACAGGGATAGAGATTTACAGTTACACAACACAAGCTAAGCTAACTAAAGAGATTACAAAGTCAAACAGTTATGCTTTAAATTTTGGTGTTGGAGTTATTAAGTTACTTATTAATAACTTAAAAGAAAACGGGTCAATTCTTCATTTTTCATTATCAGGAAATATTGCTAAAGATAACCAACTAGGAGCCTATGGTGGGGTCAAAGACATTTCGTTAAGATCATTATCTTGGGGGCATGGCTCTTTGAGGTTTGCGGAATCTTCTTTACCCATTACTCATGAAGATATTAATTTGCAATTTCCATCAAACAATAGCCGAGCGACTAAACTGTTACCTCAAGTATTTGTAGAAGCCGGTCAAGTGTTTATAAACTTCACATTCAACGAATTAATACATAACGGGGATTCTTGGGGAGATAGCGGCCACTTGGTTGCTGGAACTGGAAATAGCCTTAGTGTAAATGATAATGGAGACTTGTTTTTGTCAGGTCATGCCCAAGTTATCGAGCCTTTAGGATGGATTAAAAATGACAAATAAAATTTTAAACTTTATCGTCTTAGACGAAAACAACGAGCCAGTTTTAAACGAGCAAGGCTTACCACAGCTATTGCCACGACCAGCAACTAAAACCACACAGGATATTGAGCGCTTAATTGCGCTCAATAAACCGGTAGAGGTAATTAATAAATTTGCGGAGCTTGTGTGCTTGGGCTATCAGTGGAATTGGGCGCAAAGCTATTATGATTACCTAGTGGCTAAGCTTGAGGTTGAGCAATACAACGCAAACTTGCCGGAGCCTGTAGCTCACGAAGATGGCACATTAGTTGAGGTTGACCCCCAACCATTACCCATAGCACCGGCGCAGCCAGCCGTTAAAACTGTTGAGGAAATACTTGCGCCTTATGCCCGTACTATTTTTAAGTTAAATCGTCAAAAGTTACTCGATAAATTAACCGTAGAAGTGGACGGCATGGTGTTCGATGGTGATGAAGTCAGTCAAGGCCGTATGGCCCGCGCGGCGTTCACTATGGAGCAAGGGGAGCAAATAGGCTGGGTACTCGCTAACAACAACCAAGTAATGGTGACTAAAGAGGTGTTAACTCAAGCACTACGTTTGGCCGGAGCCAAGCAATCTCAGATTTGGTCATCTTAA